AGACCGTCGGTGCTTGGGGGGTCGACGAGAAAGCTCACGCCCCAGCAGGTTTTGCCGACACCGAGGATGAGGAGGAAGATGCCGCGGCGGCCCAGGTGGCCGGAGAGCCGCCGGGCCGCACGGCACGGCATCTACACGCCCCGGACAGGGGCGTCCGTGCGCGTCGGTGTCACCTGGCCGCGGGTGATGAGGCCGAGGACGGTGAGCACGACCGCGTTCAGGGCGCCGACGGTTTCAGCCCCGACCTCGAGTCCGTAGGCAGCGAGGAGGGCGACGCCGGCGGCGACGAGTCCGGTGAACGCGGACGGCGCGATGGGCCGGGTCACGGCCGCGGTGGCCGCCGCGAACACGGCGGAGACGACGGCGACGATCGCGCCGGCCTGCTCGGCGGTCAGGCCGAAGCTGAAGGAGACGATGAGGCTGAGCGCGGCCGACACCGCAGCGATGACGAGCGCGGGCTCTCTGCCGAAGATCTTCATGGGTCTCTCGTTTCTGTCCGGAGTTACGGCACCAGGTAGTCGCCGGTGACGACGCGGTGGGTGAGCTTGGCGGTCGTGCCGTTGTCGGTGCGGGCTTTGACCTGGAACCGGAGCGTCTTGCCCGTGGGGATGTCGTGGTTGTGGAGGAACTGCGGCACGCGCAGGGCATCGAACTCACCGAGGTCGCCGTAGCCGGAGGCGCCGGTGCCGTCGGGGTTGGTGAGGATGAAGCGGCCGGTCACGAACGCCTGGGTGCCGGGGGCGAAGGTGAGCTGGACGTAGGTGGGGCCGACGAGCTGCCGCGGCCCGGAGTGGATGACGGCGTCGGTGAAGGCGAGCGTTGTCCACTCGTTGTCGGCGAGGTCGACGTCGACGGGGTTGGCTTCGTCGACCTTGGCGATGGCCATGTCGGTCTCCTGTTCGGGCGCGGGGCTGGTCGGAGCGCTAGGGGGCGGAATCTGGACGGTCGCCCGGCGGACGATGCCGGGGAAGACGACCTCGCGGAACTGGCGGACGCGGGCGTCGCCGGGGCAGGCCGTACCAGACACGGCCCAGGCTGAGTGGAGGCGGTGGTAGCCGTAGCCCGGGTCATCCGCGGTGCGGCAGATCCGTAGCGGGATGCCGTGCCGCTGGTGGAGCCAGACGCCGAGGCGTATGAGCATCTCGACCTGGTCGTCGGTCCACGGGTCGGAGCCCTGGAGGTTCGACGCGGTCTCGATGCTGACGGCGCCGGTGCCGTCCGGTCTCCGGTTGGCGGCAGCGTTGGCGTCGGCGCGGGTCTCGGTGCCGATGAACTGCCCGAGGTCACCGGCGTAGCCGAGGCCGAAGTGGCTCTCCAGGTTGGTCGAGTCCCGCCAGTACTCGTAGGTCCGCTTCGCAGTCCACGGGGCGATGATCGAGTGGACGATGAACTGCGTCGGCCGGATCGCGGGCTGCGTATCCGACTCGGGCTGCAGCTCGTAGCGGGTGGCGAACGGGCACCAGGCCATGGGTCCTCCAGGGCATGAAGAAGCCCCGGACAGGGGCGGGGCGGGTGTGTAGCTCAGGCGGCCGGGTTGGTGATCCGTATGCCGTCGAGCCAGATTTTCGACACGCTGTTGCCGGCCTCTGTCGGGACGGAGGCGGACAGCTTGCCGTCGTTAGCGACGGTGACGCGGGTGCCGTGGTGCGAAGAGTTGTAGGTGACGAAGCCACGGCCGGTCGCCGTCCGGTGGCCCACGTTGAACGTGTAAAGGAGGGTCGTCGTCGCGGCGTTCATCGCGGTCACGTTGACCGCGCCTTCCAGCTCCCACACCTCGGTGCCCAGGTCGGAGATCTTGCGCATGCGGGGCGGGGGCGTGCCGGCGGTGACGCCGCCTCCGTAGGTGCCGAGGCTGGAGAGGGCTGTCCAGTCCATCAGCAGGACCGACTGCGAGGTCCACTGGGTGCCGTTGTAGATGGTGAGGGTGTTGGTGTCCTGCAGCCAGGCGACCATGCCCTCGACGGGTGCGGTGAGGGTGGCGTTGCGGGCCGTAGCGGAGGCGAACCGCATGACCGATCGTTCGACGATCTTGTTGGCGATGTTGCGGGCCAAGGTCGCGGCGTCCGGGGCGTCGGTGAGGGCGGCGATGCTGACGCCCTGCCCGTAGTCGTCGGTGGTGGCCATCAGGCGATCCTCCTCAGTGTCAGCCAGGAGTGGCCGCGCAGGATGGTGGGTGTGGCGGAGGCGACTTGCTGGGCCCAGGCGAGGCTGATCTGCCCGGTGCCGACGACGACCGCCGTGCCGACGGGCCGGCAGGCCATGAGGTTTCCGGCGCCGACGCCGGCGACCGGCCTGGTACTGACGCTGAAGTCACCCAGTGCACCCCAGTTGGTGGTGGAGGCAAACAGGTTGTTACCGGAATCGCTGCCGTTCGGGAACCAGGCGCCCGTCGTCGAGGCCGGTGCGAACCAGGACAGCTTGAGGTCTGCTCCGACGTCGGCGTCGTAGTACAGGAAGCTATCGACCGTATAGGTGCCAGGCACGACGTTGATGATCAGGTGCGGGTCGGCGGCCAGTGTCGTCGTCGATGCCCTGCTGGTCGAGACGGACTTGCGGACGGTTCTGCTCTCGCCGACCGCGAAGGCCCCCGTAGAGCCGCGGCCCCACGCGTACCAGTTGCCGCTGCTGTTCTGGGTAATGACGATCATGTCCCCGACGGCTGGCGACAGGTAGCTCTCCTGGCAGCGGGCGGTGATCCCGTCCGTGGTGGTGATCGTGCCGTCGCCCGGCACTGTCGCCACGCTGGCTGTCCGCCAGTCGGAGCCGCGCACCACGGGCGACTCGGCCGCGGCCGAGACGGCTTGGGAGCGGAGCGCGTCCACGAGCTGCAGGCCGATGGGCCGGGTGTCCGCAGAGGTCACGATCCCTCCTTGGCGCTGATTGTCTGGATGTCCATGGCGGCGCCGACGCCCAGGTCGATGGGCACCGAGTGGACCTGGTGGAGCTCGGCGGTGCCGTCCGGGTAGACCACCCGCAGCACATCGCCAGGCTCCAAGGCCGGGTTCGGCAGGGCGCTGATGTCGGCGGAGGCGTTCGGGGCGACGCTGGCTCGCAGCAGGAGCGTGCCGGCGGCGATGGCTGCCGCGCTGGTGGTGATGGTCGCGGACGAGTAGAAGCCGGGCCGGTGCCCGAACGGACCGTCCCAGTAGGTGGGGCTGCCCGGATCTGTGTCGACGACGAGCTCCGTGACGGGGGCCGTGTTCGTCTCGGTGTTCTCGCCGCGCACCAGCCAGCCGTTCTTGATGTCGCCGGCCGACATGCCGCGGGCAGCCCGGATGTAGGCGCCGCCCTCCCCGGCCGCGATGGTCCACACCGGGGTCGTGGTCAACACATCCGGAAGCTCGGCGATGACGAACGTTCCGTCCGCGTCCGCGTACACCTCGGCGCCGATAGCGGACGCCACCTCGGCGACGGCCGCCCACGGGTCACCTTCGATGTCGAAGATGCGGGGGCCGATCGCCGCGTCGGCGGCCCGGTTGACGACGGCGGCGTCGGGGATGCTGCGCTGGATGAGGGCGGTGATCGCGCCGACCGCGGTCCCGGATGCCCGGTAGGGGGCACGGAAGCGGTCGTCGGCGACTACCGCCTCGAGGCTTTTCCCTGGATGGTCACCGGGCCTTCGTCGACGTCGCCGCTGATCTCGTCGATCCGGAAGAGGCCGACGGGGACGAGCTCGCGCTGGCCGTTGCCGTAGTCGACGCCGCGGGTGATCCGCAGCCGCGCCCCGTACACGGACAGCTTGTCGGCCGGAGTGCGGGGGATCAGGGACAGGTCGTCCACGGTGACGGAGCAGCTGCGGCGGATGGCGTTGCCCCGGTCGACAGTGACGCTGCCGCCCGTGTGGGGCAGCGTCTCGACCCGCCCGTCGGTACGGAACAGCGTGACTTCGGTGACTGGCGCGTGGGAGGAGACGATCGCCTTCAGGAACCGGTCAGAGACTGGATACACGGCTCAGCTCCTTCGGTTGAACAGGACGTCTTCCCACGTATCGAACGTGCCGAGCAGGTCGCCCCAGGTGGCGAACTCGGTGAGGATGTCCTGCCAGGTGCGTCCTGCCGATCCGGCGACGCCGACCGTAGTGGGGTTGTCGACCTGCTTCAGTGGCAGCGTCCACGTCCGTATCTCCTCGGTGGCGACGCCGCCGCTGCGGGGCGCCGAGGACTGGCCCACGGCCACGTACATGTCGTCCTCGCCCATGCCGGGCGCCACCTGCCACAGCAGCACGTTCCCCGAGTCGAGGAGCCAGTTCAGCTGCTCTCGCTCGTCGTCCGTGAGCGTGTAGACGACGAGGTCTCCCTCGAGTCCGCCGCGGACGTCGGAGTAGACGACTGAGTTCCGGCGGGCGCGGACCCGGTGCTCGGCCTGGCTGATGGGCCGCTGCCAGTCCGGCGCCCGCGCGATCATCACGCGGCAGTTGCGCTGCGGGTTGCCAGGATCCTTGAGCCACCCGTACTGCACGTCGCCCGGGTCGAGGCTGATGGTGCTGGAGGCACGGGTGGCGGTGACCACCCCGGCAGAGTTGCGGGCCTCAGCGTAGTAGTGGAGGGGGCGCCCCAGCGGCGCCTCGTAGTCCTCGATGACGAGCACGTCCGACACCAGGACCTCGTCCTCGATCAGCCCATTGGCGCCCCGCACGAGGGTGCGGTCCCCGTTCTCCGCGACCCGCCACACGGTGATCGTCTGGTCAGCGGTCAGCTCCCGCAGCGTCACCGTGATGTACGCGTCGTCGTCGTGAACGACGGTCTCCACCAGCGGAAGCGACTCCCACAAGGCTGCCCGGTCGAGACGCAGCACCGACGATGCGGCGGTGGCGGTCAGGGTCCACTCGATCGCCGCCTGGGTCGCCCCGGCCGGCGCGGTGCCGTTGGTGCTCAAATACCACCAGCCGGAGCCGGGGATCGCCGCCGAGCTGGTGCTGCTGGCGCCCAGGTCCGCGTTGGCCGCGTTGTACCAGCGGATGGAGCGGATCAGGTTGAAGCCGCCAGCCGTCACCTTGGCGCCCATCTCGGAGGTGAACGCCTTCCCGGCCGCCGAGCCGATCGGGAATCTTGCCGACCGCAGGACGCTCGTTGTTGCCGTGGACGAGGTGAGGGTCAGGGCGTAGGAGCCTTCAAGGCTGTCGGTGCCCCAGGGGGTGAGCCTGGCGATCGTGGCCACGCCGCTGGTCACGGTCCAACCGGCGACGTCCTTCTCAAACGACGCGTCGGCGTAGGGGACGACGCTGCCCTCACGCAAGGGAGCGGCGACCTGGACCACAGCCCCGTCGAAACGGACGACCTGTCCCGCTGTGGCGCCGGTGATGCCGACCGCAAGGGCCACGAAAGCCGTGTTCGCGGGGGCGACCTTGGAGACTTTCTGCCGGTAGTAGCCGGTGCCCGGTGCTGACAGATTCGCCCGCTCGGTCGTGAGGAGCGTGGAGGCAGCGTTGTAGAACCGCAGCTCAACCCAGCAGGTCGACCCGGAGGTGGGCGGGTTGAGGTAGGCGTAGCCGATGTACTCGGTGCCCGCCGTCGCCGCCGGTGCCTCAACTGTCCTGACCGACGCGTCGCCGCCAGCCGTGACCGTCATGGCCCCGACGTGGCCGCCGCCCCAGTACCAGGTGTAGCTCCAGCTGACCGGCGGCGTCTGGCGGGACAGGGCGCAGTTGGCGTCGACCTGCCACTTGAGCGTCGGACCGTCCATCCCCTCGGCGTCGGAGCTCAGCAAGTTGCCAGTCGTGCGCATCGGCGGGCCGAGGTACACGTTCTCGAACGCGGAGATGACCCCGGCGCCGGCAGGGGTGACCGCAGACACGACGACCTGCACGAACGCCGCCGTCGCCGGGGCGATGTCCGCGACGGAGATCCGATGCCACGACGACGACGCCGACGAGGTGGTCACCGACCAGCTGATGCTGATCTCCGCCGAGGCCGCGGTCAGCCACCTCAGCCCGATCCGGTCCGGCACCGTCGCCCCGGACGCGTCCGCGAACGCCATGTACTCGGTACCGGCCGTCACCGGGTACGAGGCGACGGTCCGCGCCTGCATCTCACCCGCCGCGGTGCTCGTCAGCTTCAGGGTGCCGTCGCCGTTCCGGCCGCCTGTGCCCAGGGAGATGCTGCAGTTGAGCTTGGCGACCCAGCCCGACGTGTTCGGGTCGACCGACTCCGTCGTCGGGCTGAGGAGGTTGCCAGGAATCGCCACAGCTCAGCTCACCCCCTTCGATTCGCTCGCGCCGCGGTAATGGCTGGCTGAAGGGTGGCGGCCACGCGGCCGTCGGCAATGTCCTCCAGAAAGGCGTCGAACTCGCGATCCCGGACGACGAGGCGGAGCCGCTGACCGTCTAGCGACTGTGCCCCGGCCGCTGCCAGGGTGGAGATGCTCTGCCACTGGTTCGGGGTCAGGACCGCTTCCGGCTGTCGCAGGTGATTCACCCCGATCTGGCCGGGGCCGAGCCACCCACCCGAGTCGTAGCCGCCCGGCCGGTTGTACGCCCGGGGCAGGCTGCCGTACTGGGCCAGCGCGTATCGCATGGAGGCGTACACGTTGGCCAGCGGGTTGGTGGAGACGCCGTAAGAGAACGGGCCCGTGGTGCGGTAACGGCCGGCGTGCCGCCGGAACGTCGGTCCGATGACCTGCATCAGACCAACCGACGGGTGGCCGGCGCGCCAGTTGGAGTCCCAGCGGTTGACGATGTTCGGGTCGCCGCCGGACTCCTGGTTCATGCGGCGCAGCGTGATCCCCGTGTGCGAGGCAGGCTGACCGACCAGCCCCAGGGCACGCCGGACCACCCCGGACCAGCGCTGCACGCCCTTGCCGCCCGTGTCGCTGGTGACGCCGGTGAGGTACGGCATGGGGTCGACCGGCTTCCCGTTGAGCCGCGCCTCCAGGTGAAGGTGCGGCCCGGTGACGTTTCCGGTGGCGCCGACCCGGCCGATCATCTGGCCCGGCGACACGGCCCCGCTGTCCCGGACCGCCTCGGACAGGTGCGCGTACAGGGACTGCAGGCCGTGCCCGTGCTGGACCAGGATGTGGTTGCCGTAGGGGCCCTTCCTGCCGACGCCGAGGATCTGCCCGGGTGCGACCGCGTGGACGGGCGTGCCGGTGCGCGCGGGGAAGTCGAGGCCGGTGTGCCGGCCCGACGACCACATGCGCCCGGCGACGCCGAACCGCGTGCCGTAGGGGACGCCGACCGGCTTGAGCCACTGGCCCCCTGCGGCAACTTCCTTGTCCTCGCTGCCCTTGATGGTGTCCAGGGCCTTGTTGAGGAGCGCCGTGGGCAGCGCCTTGACCAGGCGGCCGAAGCCGCCGTCAGCGCCGGGGATCCGGGAGATCAGGTCACGGATCGGCTTCGCGGCCAGCGAGGCGGCCTTGTGTACGCCGCCGAGGACCCAGTTCTTCGCGTTGCTGAGCGCTCCTCCGAGAGCCTTGATCTTGCCGCCGAACCAGTCGCCGATGCCGCCGTGAGCGCCCACCGGGCCGCCCTTGGCGAACTTGCCGACAGCCTGCCGCCGCAGGGCCTCGACGACGCCGTGGCCGCCGACGCCGCGGACCTCGCGGGCGGTCCACACGTGCTCGCCGTTGGACAGCAGCGCGGGGATCGAGTCGGAGGTGCCGGTGCCGGGGCCGCGCACGGAGCCGCCGTCGGCGAACTTGTACTCTGCCAGCGGCTTGATCGGCAGCACCTTGGCCGCGGAGTTCCACATCCCCCGGACGCCCTTGTTGTACACGACGTCCACGACCCACTTGATGGGGTCTCGAGTCAGGTTCTTGATCTGCTCCCACTGCTTGCCGATGGCGTCCTTCGCCAGCCGGAAGCTGTCGCCGACGAGGTGCACGGCATGCTGGATGCCCGAGAAGATCGGCTTCAGGTACCGTTCCCAGGCCGTGGAGATGGCCGTCCTGATGACTAGCCAGGCGAGGGACACATTCTTCTTGAGGCCCATGAAGGCCGGAGCCAAAGTCTTCTGGATCCAGCTGCTCATCCTCTCCCACACGGGCCGCAGGACGTTCTCCCATGCCCACTTGACCGCGTTCTTGATCGCCCCCCAAACCGGCTGGATCACCTTCTCGTTCAACCACCTGAAGACGGGCCCGAGCTTCGTCGTCACCCACGAGATGAGCGTCGCGATGACGCTGACCAGACCTGCGACCCAGCCGATGACCGTGCCCAGCGCGCCGGCGAGAGCGCCGATGAGGAAGCCCGCGAACTTCACCAGCGGCGGCAGGAGCGCCGACAGGACGCTCACGGCGAGCTGGACGACGAGGCCGACCAGCTTCATGAGCGGCGGGAGGATGGGCGTCAGGGCCACGAACAGGTCGAGACCGGCCTGGATGAGCTGGACCAGCGGCGGCA